TTATGTTATGATGAGTATGTTCAAGATCGTGCTTATTTTGAGTCCTACAATATTTTTATTGCTGCTTGCCAGGTGTATAGATGGGGAAATAATTCCCACCTATGTCTTTATTTTAAAGAAATATTATGTATTATTTTATTACATTTTATTTGTTTTATTTTTATTATTTTATTTTATTTTATTTATTTAATATATACTAAAATTTTTCATTTTAGTAGATACTTTTCTATAATATGAATTTGGTTATTTTATTTGTATATCTAATTCTATTTTAGATTACAAATATAGTTTATTCACACATTTATTCAAACATAATACCCTGTTTTAAGCTTTATAATATACATAATCATTTTAACTTCATCTCTCTTTGATAAGCAATTTCATTAGCTTTCAAAGTATCTTTTAGTTTCATAAACATAGGTAATAAGATATATATTATTATCGCTAATGCAATTAGACCGATTATAATAACTATAGCCATGTGGAAATAATTCCCAAACAATAATTGAAGAGGTTCAAAAATGACACTAAAACCCTCCTCTACTACTCTGCATAACCATGTTTTACATCTATTGTCTTTTTCTACTATATAACTTGTCTGGTCACCAACATCTATTTCTATATTTTCATGCTTGTCCACTGTATCTATATTAAAAAAGAACTTTTTTCCACAAATTGTAAATTCTGTTGTTTGGTCTGGTTTCTTTTTGCATATCATCTTCATAGCATATTTTGTATGTTCAACCTGTATAAAAATATTATTATGGAAAAATTCACAAGGTCCTGCTATTGGACAGGTTATGTCTGTTGTACTTTCTATTTTAAGCTCACAATTGAAGTTGGAGAAACAGTTTACACAGCCTACACAATGTGCTTCTAATTCAAATTCTGGTTTCTTATTGAACAATTTATATTTTATATCACCTAGTACTAATTTTGATTTCACAGTCCCTATCATATGCTTATTATCAACAACTGTTATGGTATTGTAATTATCCTCTAGTATAAGGTTTGCTTCCTCATTTAATAATTTGCAAGATCCATAATTGTTATTATAACATTTCCTAACTATAATGTCTTTCCTTTTGGCGCCATGGCAAAGATAATCAAACTTTGGCTGGCCAGCTCCATATATAGTTTTATTGACTTGTTGCACATTTCCACAAGATAATCCAAATGATCCAAGATCATTTATTTGCCCAGAGTACAATTTATGATTTTGCAATGCTAGTACAGATGGAAGTATCCTTGTATCTAATCCTTCTAACTGAACTTCAAGAAATGGGCTAATCATTGGTTCTAATGCATTAATCGTTTGGCAAAATGTATTGGTCTGGAAGATGATACATAATGTTATTTCATTTACTTCTTCTATAGTCTTCTTATATACCCTCATTTCTCTCTTAATGACATCTTGGCAAGATCCAAAGACACACCCCTCACCAACTGCTAGACAGCCAAATTCCTCACATCCCCACCTACTTGTCCTCTCCTGTGAAAATGTTAACCATTGAGGGTCATGGGGTATAGCATTAGGACAGGGACCTGTGCATAACTCATCGTGTTTCACATTTATATTGATTGTAGGCCCAGTGTCATAAATATGGTTGTAGATAGATTTAATTGTTGCTGCCTTGACATATATTATCACATCCATTAAACTGATATCATCCTTTGATAATACTGTTAGTCCAACAGATGTCCCAGACAATGCAGGAATATCCACAGTGATATAGGCACCCTCTATCCCATCTGTAGTTTCAATACCGTTTGCAGTAATATATTTATAGCTTGGCTTTATATGTGGGAAATTGGATGTGGGTTGGAAATGATACACTTCTAAACTATGGCTAAGCTTGTCCTGGAGTGCTCTTTTGTATTCCTCAAGGGTCCTTAATTCTGTCTTTGTGACATATTTTGGCTTAATTGTGTTGTATTCCCATATACATGTTGTATTGACATCTGTGTTTATAGGGAATCTATCAACATCACAGTTTTGTGCCAAACAGTATTCTCCTATATCCCCCTGTGTGTCAGCACTTGATCTGTGGTCTGTATAGAAAATTTGATTATCATCGCACTGCATAACATTTAAAGATGTCCCTGCAATCACACAATTTCCTTTGTTTATCATTCTGCATGATTTTCTGGGCTTTGTATAAACATCAACCATTTCTGTAGGGTCTGTATACCAGCAATTTAATTTCTTTAATAACTCTAATCTTTTAGCATCAATTCCTACCCCATTATGGAAGCAATGTTTATCGTATGTGCACCACATACTTTCATCTGTGGATTTTTTATAAACAGGTGTTTGAAAATCATAAATCCCAATTTCTGAATCTCCGCACTTAATAACATGACCCACAAATACCTGGTATCTAGGACTTATACATTGTAATAGCTTAAGATTTTTGCATTCTTTAGTTATAGTACCAGACTTTGCATTTGATAAGTTTTCATAATTTGTCCTTTGAGATGTGATTGTAGTTCTTGATGTTTTCCCTTTAGGTAAAGAATCAAATGAATCTAAATTGAATAACACTTGCCCAAATTTAAGGAATCCCATTAATAGGTTATTGTATGGGAATCTTTTTTCAAGTTTTTTAACCAATGATATCATTCCTGTCTTATTCCTCGAACTCATAAGCGAGTCATATGTTCTGGATGATGTCCCCTTGAAAGCTGCTTTAAATATTTTAGTATATAATTGTATATCGTGCTGGTAGAACAATGGTTTAAAGCTATAAGTGTCATTCATCTCACTTGCTATATCCCAATTTGCATCTTTGCAGTAAACAGATTTTGACATACACTTGCAAAATTGCTGGTTAGATCTAATAGCACAGATGTCAAAATGCTCAGTTTTTGCTATAGTCCTCCAGACTATCTGATTAATACCACTATTATGCTCAAATTCCTCAAAATATGAGCATTCTCTTTTTAAAAATGCATACTCCATCAAGAACATTTGATCATAGTTTGGTTGATTATCTATCATATCCCATGCCTGTTTAATAGAGTCAGGTAGTAATTTTAACTTTTCTGCATCTTCTTTGGCAATCTGTTTTTCTGTTATCAATTTACTTGCCACACTTTCAATTGTTGATTTAGAGCAAGGTCTCATAGTCAATAATGGTCCAATACAATCAATTGAGTAATCATGTTCTTTAAAGCATTTTTCTTCTGCTGTGGCCAAACATACACTATTCTCTATTAATACAAAAATGACGAGCACTATCATAATCTTCTTTTGTATTAATCTTTTGATTTCAGAGATGCATAACTCACTAGCTTTGTGCATAGTAGTATAATTTGGATCTTCTAATGTACCACAAGTACAGCTCCCACATTTATTTGAAAAGTCGCCATTATATCTTATCCCTTTATAGGTATGGTACATATCACACTCATGACATAGAAAGACTTTGCATTTTGCTATTTTGTTTGTGATCAAGTGAGAACTTATAGCTAGGACTAATAGCAATATGGTGATGGACATGTTTGTGATAGAAATTATTAAATTTAAATCTATCTTCTTGTTAAGCATGTCTAACTCCTTTGTATAAGCATCTGGGAGATCTGATAACGAATATTTGATGTCATCGTCTGCTCCTTCGATCGGTGTAACAAATGATAATATTAATAATGAACTTAACACTGCAACTACTAAAGAAGATGTTTTTGCTTTACATAGTATCCTAGCCACTCTTAAAGATTTGAATCCAGAACACAGTCCACTTTCCCTATGCATTCTCATTCTATCCGATGTTTGGAAAACTGATCCACATACACAATGCGACCCGCAGTTACTAAATGGATGATATGCTAAGCCGCAATTGACGCATTTTTTACAGCTTTTGTTATATACCCACCCATATGCATAAGCTATAGGGATAAATATAGGAAGCATCAAGTAGCATATATATGTTTTTGCAATAATATTCAGTATTATAAAGATCAATGAAGTCAAAGTTAATATTATAATCAGTTCAATATTTTGACATATTGAGTTAGCCATGCTTCCTGGTAAAATGCTTCTATGTAAAAATCTAATACATGTCATGTGTTGTCTAAAACATGCATGAAACTGTATAGATTTTTTCCCACAAGAAACTTTAATATGCTCGCAGGTTTGATCTAATGTTACAGATGCTTTTGTCTTAAACCACCCAGTGCTCAGTGTGGTTCCTGTGACCTCAAAATGGTTTAGTTTAGAAGTTTGAAATATCAATTGCGCATTTTCCTTATCTACTGTTATTGTGCAATCTGTAGTACAAATATATGTATTAGATCTTATTGTTAAATCTTTCTCAACTTCTATAACATTGATGCTACCTCCCTCTGCTTTTATAGGATGGCACAATTTCCAGTCTGAGACAATCCACTGCCTGTAAACCTTATTATTTCCAATTATGGAGTTATTTGATCTATCATAATCAATAACAGATTTTATCATAGACACATCATCTTTGAGGCAAAATTCTGACATAGATGTTGCTGATCTTCTCTCAAGTATTAATTGACCTCCTTGAAAACATCTTTGAAATACAGGGCTTGCAATTGCATTAGCAATTAATAAACATAGAGTAATTCTCAACATTTTGTAGTTTCTATGATT